AACTTGGGGTCAAATTACAAATACAAACTTATTAATTTTAGAACAAGCTATCGGTGGTTATTCTGCAGTTACAGTTAACGCAACTACTGGTGCAACTTTAACTTTTTCAAATGGTGCTTTATCAAACGGTAAAGATCAAGTAATTAAATTAACAGGAACAATCACTGGAAACATTGATGTTGTAATTCCTGACTCAGTTGAAAAAACTTACATTGTTGAAAACGGAACTTCAGGAGCTTTCTCTGTAACTTTTAAAACAAGTTCTGGAACAGGTGTAACTTGGGCAGCAACTGATAAAGGTACTAAAATGGTTTACTCTGATGGTACTAATGTTGTTGACACAGCTTTCACAGATTTATCTTCAGACATCACTCCACAATTATCAGGAAATTTAGATACTAATGCAAACAACATTCAATTTGATGATGCTACTGGTATTCAAGATGATTCAGGTAATGAGCAAATTACTTTTTCAAAAGCTGCTTCAGCGGTTAATGAATTTACAATAGGTAATGCAGCTACAGGATCAGCTCCAGAAATTTCTGCAACAGGTGGTGATACAAATATTGATTTAAATATTACTCCAAAAGGAATTGGAAGAGCAACTTTAAATGGTAATGCTAAAATTCAAGGTATTGCAGAAAAAGTTTTAGTAAATGGTACATTTACATCTAACATAAATTTTGACACAAACACTCAAGGTGTACAGTTAAATACTGTTACTGCTAATGCTAACTTTACAGTTAACTTAAGAGGTGATGGTTCTAACTCTTTAGATGCATCTATGGATGTTGGTGAGTCAATTACAGTTGCATTCCTTAATAAGAATAACAACGTTACATATTACAACACTACAGTACAAGTAGATGGAACTACAGTAACTCCAGTATGGCAAGGCGGAGCAGCGCCAACTGGTGGTAATACAACATCAACAGATGGGTATACTTACACTGCAGTTAAAACTGCAGCGTCAACATTTACTGTACTAGCAGCACAAACGCAATTCGCGTAGGAGGAGGAAAGTAGATGCCTTTACTAGGTAGCATAGGTCCAGGTTCTTCAAGAGCATGGGGCAGAGGATTAGGAGCTAGAAAATACGGAGTATCATTTTTAGTCGTCGGTGGCGGTGGAAATGGTGTCGGCGGTAACCACGGAGGTGGCGGCGGAGCAGGAGGTGTTAGAGAAGACACTTCAGGTTCTTATGAAATGACTGCAGGTAAAACTTACACTGTGTCTATTGGTGCAGGAGCTGCAGCATATATTTATTATCCACCAACACCACCTTCAAATTTATCAGAACCAAGTAGTATTTCAGGAGTCGGATTATTTTATGAAGCTTCAGCAGGAGGCCATTCCTCACCTTATTCTCCAAGTTCTTCAGGAGGATCAAGTGGAGGATCAAGATCACCAACTGTATCACCCGCAAATATTGGAGGTTACTCTCCACCAGAAGGAAATCTTGGTGGTGGCGGAACTAACACAGCCGGAGGCGGCGGTGGTGGCGGAGCCGGAGCCGGAGGCGGAAGTGCTGGAGGTAATGGCGGTGCAGGAGGCGCTGGCGCAGCTTATTCAACAACAGGATCACCTGTCACTTATGGTGGCGGAGGTGGCGGAGGAGTCGGTCACTCAGGTTCTGGAGGAGCAGGAGGCTCAGGCGGAGGCGGTAACGGTGGACCAAGTGCAGGAGCTACAGGATCACCAGGTTCAGCTAACACCGGAGGCGGTGGAGGTGGATCAGGTCATAGTCCAGCACCTTACACTTTAGGATATGGACAAGGTGGAAGTGGCGGATCAGGTCTTATAGTATTAAGAGTACCTGCAAGTGATTACTCAGGAACCACTACAGGTTCACCTACAGTCACTGATGATGGTGATGTTAAAGTTATTAAATTTACTGGAGATGGGAGCTACACAGCGTAATGGCACACTTTGCAAGATTAGATGACAATAATACTGTGGTTAAAGTACACGCAGTTGCAAACCAAGTATTAGGAGATCCAGAATCTGAACAAGCAGGCAAAAATCATTTAAAATCTTTATATGGTGGAACAGATGCCAATTGGGTTCAATGTTCATACAATACAAGAGAAGGAAGACATTATACTGGTACTGTAGAATCTGCTGATCAATCAAAAGCTTTTAGAGGACATTATCCTGGAAAAGGTTGGACATATGATTCAGAAAATAATTATTTTATTCCTCCAAAACCTTTTGCTTCATGGGTTTGGAATGCAGATAAAATAACTTGGGAACCACCAGTATCTTTAGAACAACAACTAGGTGCACCTACATTAGATATATATAAATGGGATGAAGATACAACTTCATGGGTATACATAGGAACAAGAGAACAATCAGCAAATTCTGAAATAATTGATCCAAATTACGTTTCGTAATATGGACTTTTAAAAATTTTTTGTTAGAAAGTTAATTATGAAAGTTAATAATAATTTTATTGATGGCGGTGTATGGCCTTTTGAACTCGATGAAAAACCAGATTTTGCATTTTGGAATTCTTTATTTACACCTGAAGAATGTAATAAAATTATTAAATTAGGTAAAGATAAATTAGATTTTGCTAAAATTTTTCATAAACATAAAAATAAAGATATTAGAAAATCTAAAATATGTTGGATAAAAAGTAATCCAGATACTAAATGGATATTTGAAAAATTAGTTTTTGCTATTAAAGATCTAAATAAAAAATATTTTAATTTTGATATAACAGGTTTATTTGAAGGTTTACAATTAACTTATTACCCTTCTCCTGGAGGTAAATATGAAACTCATATTGATAGATCTTCAGGAATTATGGTTAGAAAATTATCAGGTGTAGTTCAATTAACTGATCCTAAAAAATATGAAGGTGGTGATTTAAATTTATATACAGGTAATATTAATGAACCATTTAAAGCAAATAAAGAACATGGCACATGTATACTTTTTCCAAGTTATACTTTACATGAAGTGACTTCTGTAACTAAAGGAGAAAGATGGTCATTAGTGTTTTGGATATCGGGACCTAATTTTAAATGATAAAAAAATTTGCTGAAAAATATTTAGAAAAAAATTCTATTAAGTATGCAAATAAAACTCAAATTAAAAATGAGTGTTGGCATGTAGAGGGTATAATTAGAAATAGATCTAATGAAATTTTAAAATTTGATATTAGAAATATGGATACTAAGTATAAAAGAAAACCAGCTAAAGCTGGATATAGTTTTTCAAAAGCAGATAAAATGGTTTTTGAACTAAAAAAAGAATGGATTTTAATAGATATGCTTGAAATTCAAGACCTTTTGAAAAAAGGAACCTTAACTGTATTGTCTTTAGACAATTTGATAAACGAGTTAAATTGGAATATAATACTACCAAAATAACAAAAAGCATATATAATGAGGTACTATGCTTCAGAAACTACAGTTTAAACCCGGTTTTAATAAACAGATAACACAATCAGGAGCTGAGTCTCAATGGACTGATGGTGATTTTGTTAGATTTAGATATGGACTTCCAGAAAAAATAGGTGGTTGGGAACAATTAACTATTGATAATGAAACTCTTCCAGGTGCAGCTAGAGCACAACATACATGGACATCTTTAGCAGGAGAAAAATATGCAGCAATCGGTACATCACAAGGTTTGTTTTTATATTATGGTGATAAGTTTTATGACATCACACCTTTAGATACAGGAATTACTGGAGCTGATTTTGATGCAACAATTGGTTCTTCAACAATCACTGTAAATAAAACTTCTCATAGTTTATCTTCTGGAAGATATGTAACATTTTCATCCGTTACTGTTCCAACAGGATCAGGTTATGCAACAACAGATTTTACAGAAAACACATTTGAGATATCAAATGTAACTGCAAATGCATTTGACATTACAATGCCATCTAACTCTGCAGCTACAACTTCAGGAACAGGTTCAGCACAAATTGATCCATATGTAACTATTGGTCCAACATTTCAAACAGCAGGTTATGGATGGGGTACATACTTATGGGGAGATTCTACCTGGGGCACGGAGCGTACAACAAGTGACGTGATCCTGGATCCAGGAATCTGGAGTCTTGATAACTTTGGAGAAATATTAATTGCAACTATTCATAATGGTAGAACATTTACTTGGGATGCAGGAGCATCTAATCCAAGAGATAATAGAGCAGCAGTTATGTCAGGCGCACCAACTGCATCAAGATTAACTTTAGTATCGGATAGAGATAGACATTTATTTCACTTTGGAACTGAAACAACTATTGGAAATTCAACAACTCAAGATCCAATGTTTATAAGATTTTCAAACCAAGAAGATTATAATACCTATCAACCAACAGCAACAAACACTGCAGGTACATTTAGACTAGATACAGGAAATAAAATTGTAGCGGCTGTTCAAGGTAAGGATTATGTATTTGTATTAACAGACAGTGCAGCATATGTTATTCAATTTGTTGGACCACCATTTACATTTAGTGTTAGACAAGTTGGAACCAACTGTGGATGTATTGGACAAAATGCAGTTAGTTATTCTAATGGTATGATATTCTGGATGTCAGGTGAAGGTGGATTTTTTGTATTTGATGGTACCGTAAAAGCATTACCTTGTTTAGTAGAAGATTTTGTATTCACAACCACAGGAGATAATTTAGGAATTAATTATGATGCATCACAAATTATTTATGGTGAACATAATACTTTATATAATGAAGTTACTTGGTTTTATCCTAAATCAGGTAGCACACAAATTGATAGATGTGTCACTTATAACTATGGAGAAAACTGTTGGACAACTGGATCATTAGCTAGATCATCATATGCAGACACAGGTGTATTTAGTGTGCCTTATGCAACACAATATAATTCAACAACTACACCTAATTTTAATATACAAGGAATTACCAATCTATATGGAGCATCAACTTACTATGCTCATGAAACCGGAACCGATCAAGTTAATTCATCAGGTACAACTTCTATTAATGCATATATTCAATCAGGTGATTTTGACATTGCAGCAAGAAGAAGTGCATTAGGAGGCACAACTGGACTTGCTGATCTTAGAGGTGATGGTGAATTTATTATGTCTATGAAACGTTTTGTACCAGACTTTCAGGTACTAACAGGTAATTCAAAAATAACCTTATTATTAAATGATTATCCAAGCAATACAGCTGCAAGCTCACCTCTTGGTCCCTTTACAATTACATCATCTACTGATAAAGTGGATACTCGAGCAAGAGGACGATTGCTTTCAATTAAAATAGAAAATGATGCCATAGGTGAAACTTGGCGTTATGGAACATTAAGAGTGGATATAAAACCGGATGGTAGAAGATAATGGCATACACAACACAATACGGATTACCTCAAAACGTAGTTAATTATTTAAATCAACAATTACCTACTGCAGATATTTATGGTGGTATTACATCTGTGCCTTTTACATTTGATGATGTATCAGCTGAGCAACAAATCGAGGCTCAGGCATCAGGGACTTTAACCCCAGAGCAATTAAGATTTTTATATTTACAGCAACAACAAGGTGGTGGAGAAGGTAGAGAAAATGATACAATTGATACTACTAACAATGCCGGAATAACTTCTTTATCTGATGCAATTAATGCAATTAAAAATAATATAACACCTGCGTCTGTTTTAGGTACAGCATTTTTTGGACCTATAGGAGGAATTGTGGCTGGAGGACTTAATAATAAATTTAATAAATCAACTGCTCTCGGTAATTTCTTTGGATTTGGCCCTAGAGGAAGAGATGACTTTGGTAATGCAGTTAACCCTGCAGATGTAGAAATAGGTTTAGATCAAGTTAATATTAGTCCAACTAATTTAAATGATTATAGTAATGCAAGTGGTGGAAAAGGTTCTCAAGGAAAAGGAGGAGGCTCATTTGGAGATTCTGTAAATGATGCAGGATCTTTTAGTGATTATTCATAATGGCTAAAGTAGTTGCATACATACCGGAACCAAAACAAGAATATGATGTCGAAAATCAAAGACAGATATTAGAATCTTTATCTACATTAAAAAACGAATTAAATTTTTCATATCAAGATGATTTAAAAAAGGAAACTGAAAGATTTAGTTGGTTTAATACGAGGTACTAATGTCTTGTAATAATGTAAATCCAATAACAGGTGGAAGTACAGTTGATGACATTCCATTTTATTTAGCTGTTCAACAAGGTAAAGTTCCTGGTTATTCTATGATTAATAAGTTTGGATATAATCCTAGTATTGGTTCAGGAGCTTTTGAAACTATTTGGGAAACAGGAGACAACTATCCTTGGCAATCTACAGCTGTTACTGTTGATGTAGTAAGTGATGACACTAATGATGATGTAGCAGGAACGGGTGCTAGAACTTTAAGAATACAAGGTTTAGATGGTTCTTATAATTTTGCTGAAGAGACAGTTGATATGGATGGAACAACTACGGTTACAACTACACAAGAATTTTTAAGGGTATTTAGAATGTCTGTAGAAACAGCAGGATCAACTGGAAATAATGAAGGAACCATTACTGTAACTTATACAGGTGGATCAGATGTTGCTGCAACTATATCGGAAGGTAATGGACAGACACTAATGACATTATATACAATACCTGCAGGCTATACGGGTTATTTATTATCAATGAATATATCATCTGGTAAAGACCAAGAAATGCAATTTAAATTTATACAAAGAATAAATGAAGGTTCTAATGGGGCTTTTCAAACAAAACAATTTCTAGATGTTAGAGGTGGACAGACAACTGTTGTATTTAATGCAATTAATGTCATACCAGAAAAATCTGATATTTATGTATCAGGTAAAGCAAGTTCTACCTCTTCTGCTTCTGCTTCATTTGATTTATTATTAGTACAGGATGGATATTAATGGCAAACTTTTATAAAA